CCGATTGCTATTAGAACTCCGAAAGGATTTTATTCAAAAGTGCTAAAATTAAATAGGACGGAAGTACGCCGACTCGGAACGGAATGCCTATGTTTTTCTATACCTATTGTGGAAAAAGAGTAGGTCGTTCATCCTACTAAGGGACGCAAAAGCCGACGGAAGGAACGCCACCTAACCTTAAAAAGTAAAGGAGCAACCCTAATGTCTAAAGTAGTTTATCGTGGTGTCGAGTATGATACCCAAAAACGTCTTGAGTATCAACAACAAATGATGCAACAACCTCAACAATACAACGAGACCTATCGTGGGGTTAAGTTTGTAAAGGAGGGACATAAATGATTAAAACTATTAATGTACTTCAATTGATTAAAGAACAAAAACAAAAAGAAGAACGTCGTCATCAAGCATCTCTTGCTACTTTGTTAGCAGCAAAATAATATGAAGGGGGACTTGACTTCCCCCCTTTTTTTATGTAAAATTAAAAAAACATTTATTTATGGATAAAGAACGTATAAAACTCATTATAAAAAATATGGAGTTGTTACTTAACCAATTAAAACTTGAAATGATTGAAGATAAAACAACTGTAAAAGATAATTATGTTGTAGATTCTTCTATTATGGACTATGATGAAATCTTCGATGAGTAATTAAAAATGAGAGAAAAGGCAATATTGAAGATGATCAAAAAAGCATTGAAGCAAGATCATCTTTATAGTGATGAAGAACTTTCGTACATGAAAAAGGAAATGATTAATATTGAAAGTCTTCTGAAAGAAAATAAGAAAAAAACTAGTAAAGGATTTGGAACAAAATGAAACCAATTAAAGCAAAAGATCTTCTTGAACTTGATAAAAATTTGGAAGTAGTAATGCTACAATGCTATCCAATTCCAGAACAAGTCATTTATCAGGCAGCAAAGTGTGATTACTCTGAGACACCTATTCATACTCAAGACATTCCAAATTCATCTGGGTGTGGCAAATGGATTGTAGAACGTCTCCTATCGAATGATAAGGGTCACTGGGGACCTCTGGAGCACCCTGGCATTACCGTTTCGGTCTCTGGGTATGTCCATAACGTTGCGATGCAAGCAAGGACTCACAGAGTGGGAGTAAGTTTTGATGTTCAATCACAACGTTATACTGGAAAAAGAGTTGTAAAAGTTGCAAGTGGGGAACTTAATACTGAAGATGTTTTTTACGTTCGTCCTCCTGGGTTTTATGTAAATCGTTATGGTAAAAAATATGATTGGACAGAAGAAGATTATCATGATGAACTTAATTGGATTTTAGAGGGTTGTAAAAGGTATGCTGTAAAGTATGAAAAGGGTATGTGCGAAGAGCACATTCGTGATTATCTTGCACAAGCAATCCGACAAAATTTTGTAGTATCATTTAATCTCAGATCTGCTCTTCACCTAATGGATCTTAGAGCAAAACTAGATGCTCAACTTGAGATTCAAGCACTTACTGAACAAATTGCACCTATTCTTAAAAGATGGGCACCTAATGTATGGGATTATTATGAAGAAAAGAGACTTCATAAAGCAAGACTTTCTCCATAAATAAAGTTTATTTGAATTAAATCATATGAAATCTTATTGTATTAAAGATACTCTTACTGGTCATGTTTTTAAAATTCTTATGACCAAAGAAGAATTTCAAGGATTTCTTAAAGAAAATCCAGATATGGATGAGTGCATAAATTGTGTTGAATGTGATGATGCACCATCCATTTGCATTGAATAAATATCCTTACGTACTATGGAGGAATGAATTTGGCAATTTATCCAATAATTCATAAAGAAACAGGTGAAAAAAAAGTCATTGAGATGAGTGTCAATGATATTATGCAATGGTATTCAGAGAATCCTGAATGGAAGAGGGATTGGTCTGAAGGATGTGCAACTCCAGGTGAAGTTGGAGAATGGAAAGATAAATTAGTTAAATCCAAACCTGGATGGAATGATGTTCTAAGTAAAGTTTCTCAGGTTCCTGGATCAAAAGTAAAACCAATTGGATAAAAATTTTATGGCAAGAAGAAAAAGAACTAGTGGTGATTATACTGGAATCGGATCTGGTATGACTGCAAAGCAAATGAAAAGAAAAAAACCAATTAATTTGGATTTGCTTTTAGATATTGAACCATTGACTGATAATCAAAAAAGATTATTTTCTTCTTACGATGAGGGTAAACATATAGTTGCACATGGTGTTCCTGGTAGTGGAAAAACATTTGTTCTTCTTTACAAAGCACTAAGAGAAGTTTTAAATGAAGTTTCATCTTATGATAAAATTTATATCATAAGATCTCTGGTTCAAACTCGTGAAATCGGATTTCTTCCAGGATCGCATGAAGATAAATCCGAATTGTTTGAAATACCATATAAGAATATGGTAAAATACATGTTCCAACTTCCATCTGAAGCAGATTTTGAAATGCTTTATGGAAATTTGAAAGCACAAGAGACTATCAGTTTTTGGAGCACATCATTCTTACGTGGAACTACTTTTGATAATTGCATTCTTATTATTGATGAGATGCAAAACTGTAATTTCCATGAATTGTCTTCACTAATTACTAGAGTTGGTGAAAACTGTAAGATTATGTTTAGTGGTGATGCTGAGCAAAGTGATTTAATTAAAACAAACGAAAAGAACGGAATCCACGATTTTATTCGAGTTTTGCAAATTATGCCATCAGTGGATATTGTTGAATTCGGAGTAGAAGATATTGTACGTTCCGGTCTAGTGAAAGAATTTATTTTAGCAAAAAGAGAACTTGGATTGTGAAATTTGAACATGTTAAATTAGATCTCCTTCCATTAGAGAGGGAGATGATTGATGGAGTTAGATATTATAAAGTTCCAGACGAAGATGATCTTCTTCGTTTAGTTTCTATTACATCTGTTACTAGTTTCTATAATCGTTTGATTTTTGAAAATTGGAGAAGACGAGTAGGAAATGCTGAAGCTGATCGCATTACAAAAGCAGCAACTACTCGTGGAACTGATATGCACACCTTAGTTGAACATTATATTTCAAATGAGGATTTGCCTAAAGACACCACAGAAATTGCAACTAATTTGTTCAATATCATAAAACCTGCTCTGGATAGAATTGGAAAGATCTATGGAATTGAAATAGGTCTTTATAGTAAATATCTTGGTATTGCAGGAACTGCTGATACAATAGCAGAATTCGACGGTGAAATTTCTATTATAGATTACAAGTCTTCTAAAAAACCAAAACCTCGTGAGTGGATTGAAAACTATTTTGTACAAGCAACTGCATATGCATGTATGCTTTATGAACTCACAGGCATTCAAGCAAAAAAATTAGTTATAATTATGGCTTGTGAAAATGGAGAACTTGTAGTTTATGAGGAGAGAGACCTTGCAAAATACATCAAACTTCTGGTAAGATACATCAAACATTTCGTAAAAGAAAATACAAAATGATCAATACAACTACTGTAGATGAAATTATAAAAACAAAATTTTTATCTCCTGAAAAGTTTGCACTGGACATTGAAAAATATGTCCATGAAAATAATTGCGATTACATTGAAGGAATTATAAATTATTGCGAGCAAAACAATATTGAGATAGAAACAATTCCTAAATTAATTTCTAAACCATTAAAAGAAAAACTTAGACACAATGCAACTCAATTAAATTTCTTGAAAAAAACTACAAAAACTAAAATGGTAATTTGATGTGACACCTTTTGAAGTTTATAAATTATTTTTAGCATTAAAAAATCATTTTACTAAAGATACATATGATTACTTTAAGTATTGTGGTAAGTCTAGAGCTTCTGTAGAATCTTTCAATAAAAGGACAGACAAGTATTTTTTTGAAAGGTTATCTAGAAAAAAATCAGAACAAGACATAAGAGATTTTTTTGTATCCAATTTTGTTAATTGTGACAATCCGCAGCAAGTATACATTTCTGAAATAATAAGAAACGGAGAAGAAGTATATTTGCAATGGAAAAAAAGAATGCAAAGTATGTCTTACGCATTTCAAACTGAATCTTCAGTTTTTATTCACAAAGAAAATTTTAATGAATTTTTTCTTTGTAAAAATGGAGTCCATTCAGATTTAATTAAAAAACACTTGCAAGGTGCATTATCTATTGAAACTTTAGTAATACTTGATTATATTTTAAATTACGTAGATAACTACGATAAGATTTTAGACGATCCAGTTTGGGATGTTTTGGGAATGAAAATTAAAAAGTATAAACCATTTCTAAATATAGATATTAAGAAGTATTCAAAGATTTTGAAGGAGACCATTTGTGAGTGATTTTTTTAGTTCAGAAATAGTGAGAGAAACACTTAATGAACTTGCTGAAATGCAAAAGGAATTGGTTCGGCAAGTTTTATATCTTCCTTATATGGCAAAGGAACAGAAGAGAGGACATCTTCAATTGATGAAAGATTTTCTTGAGAAGCAAAAATTGCTTTTCTTTAGAATGTCTCTTTCTGATGATCCCGAGGCTAAAGAGACCCGAGATAAAATCTTGCAATCTGCACGAATGTTTGGTTTACTAGAGGGACAGGGGATGGACGAATTTTTCGAGCTTCTTCAGGGGACCATCAATAAACTTGAAGAAGGATTGGAACTGTGATATGATGATTGCGGCTAGACAATCCGCATCCAAGCTAAGTCAAAAAGGCCAAATACACTTAATACGAGGTAAAACAATGAGCTTTGCTAATCTTAAAAAGCAATCTAAAATGGGTTCTCTTACTGAGAAACTCATTAAACAAGTTGAAAAGCTTAATGATGGTGGTGGGGGATCTGATGATGAAAGGTTTTGGAAACCTTCCATGGATAAGAGTGGCACAGGGTATGCAGTAATTCGTTTTATGCCTGCTGGGGGTGATTGGGATGATGAGTATGTGCAAGTATTCAATCATGCTTTCCAGGGTCCTAGTGGACAATGGTTAATTGATAATTGTCCAACTACACTTAGTCGTAAATGTCCAGTCTGTGATCATAATAGGGAAGACTGGAATACTGGTAGCAAAGAAAAACAGAACATTGTAAGGGATCGTAAGAGGAAACTTTCTTATTACTCTAACGTTTATATCATTAAAGATCCTGCTAATCCTGAAAATGAAGGTAAGGTTAAAATCTTTAAGTACGGTAAAAAAATCTTTGAAAAGATTGATGCCGCACTTCGTCCTAAGTTTCAAGATGAAGAAGCAATCAACCCATTTGATTTCTGGTCAGGTGCAGATTTTAAACTGAAGATCTGTAAGGTTGATGGTTATTGGAACTATGATAAATCTGAATTTTCTACACCCTCGGAGTTTCTTGATGGAGATGATGATGAACTTAAGAAAGTTTATGATACACTCTACAACTTGAATGATTTTGTTGATCCCGAGAAATTTAAATCTTATGATGACTTGAAGAATCGTCTAGACCTGGTTCTTGGACTTAAGAGTTCTAATAATCGTAAGCAAATTGATCCTGAGGTTGAAGATGAAGTTGAAGATGAGTATGAAAAACTCATGGAGAAAAAATCTTCACCAACAAAATCTTCTAAACCAACTGTCATTGAAGATGATGAAGATGAGGATGAAGATAATGCACTAGATTATTTCTCGAAACTTGCTGAGATGTGATTAAATTAAAAGACCCCCAGTTGGGGGTCTTTTTTTAACTTTTTAATTTAGGATTATATACTTTTTTAGTTTTATCATCTATGTATTGAGATGATGGACCATACTTCATAATGTTTCTCATATCACTTAGCATTACTGATAGATATTCAGGTTTTAAAATTAAAATTTGTCTTTTATTTTCTCTTTCTCTTAATTCATATTCATAATTAGTAACTTCTTTAATTTGATTTCTAATTTGAATAATTTGATATTGTGTATTCAAATATTCTAATTCTGTTTCAGATGTAATTTTAATCGTTAGTCCTGGTAATGGAGTTGACATTTTTATTTAAATCTGAATGCTGGTGTGATGCCACCTGTAGGAGATTCTTCTCCTACAATTTCATATAATCGAGTATCTATATTTATGTCCTTAGTTCCAATCATATCATCTACATCAATTTTTATTTGATTTCCATTTCTTTGTTTAATTGATAATGAACCACCCCAACTTCTAGGCCATTCATTTAAAGTATTTGGGAATACTACAGATCTTTTACTAATTCTATCTTTACCTCTTACATAAATTACTGAAGTTGTGATGTTAATATCATCAATAATTACATCACTAGTTTTATTTCCTCTACTTGTAACTTTTATCTTTTGATTTAAATTTATACTTACAGTTAATGGTTGAGTAGTGTTTGGGAATGATGTAAGATTATATGTAGTCTTTTCTTCCGTAGTTTTAAATTCTTGACTAATATCATCATCTACGACTAGTCCTCCAGGAACTACTACACGATTATATTCATCACGACTTTCAATAGTTTCATAATGCTTTCTTTTATATAAATTGTCTTCAGAACCATATTTTTCTAAAAGATGTTTCCTGAAACTTACATCATCTAAAGGCCAT